CTCCATTCTGAATAAAATAGACACCTTTCCCTAACCCCGTACCATAACGATGAAATTCTTTTGCTGTTAATGGTAAAAATATTGACGCACCATTCTCTCCATGCTTAACACTTTTGTGTGCTTTAATAAATTTAGAGTCCTTTCTAGCAAGTGCTTTATGAAACTTATTAATTGCCTCAAAACTGCCTTGTGGATGTTCTCCAACCATACGGCAAATTACTCCCAATACTTCATCCGACCTACTTTTATCACTATTACACTTCTTACATACGTGAAAATCACCCTCTCCATTAGTGCGTTTAAGAGAAACAGAAACTTGTGGAATCATATGCTCGACAGTTCTGCAAGGTGGATCATTTACAATCCTATTCATGAGGACTCCACAATATACACAATGTGTGCTTTCTCTCATTTCTGTCCTCTTGCATTTAAAATACTAGCGTGACATATCGTTCTGCTCTCATAACCAGCCAGTGCTGAGAAAGAGTTCCAGCACTGGCTGGTGTGCTTATTATTGCTCTTGAAGAATCTTTTCTATCTCACCAGTCTTCACACTCACACGAGCGATGACAGTCTCTTTCATTACCCCACCAAAAGCGTTTTTACCTTTGAAAGTTGTTTTTATAATTGCATGGGGATCTTTCGTTAAATCTAATTGAGTGATGTGAGTTTCAACATGCTTATACGATCCATCATCGTTCATGTTTTCTTTGATAAGTTTTTCAAGTGGTCGATAAGCACCATCCCAACCGCTAAAATTACTTGTAAAAGGATCAATATTTATCGTGGCTGCAAGCTCCTCCGGTTTGCTTTCATACACTGCATAACACCAGCCCAAAACATCATTTAATTTTAGCTCACGATCTTTAGTAAACGCATTTTGACTCATGCAGGCATACACCCCTTCAACCGAAGATTGTGGCATCGCCTTGAATTCTGCATAACTACTGATAATTGTGTGACGTTTCTCCTGAGGCTTCCCACGATAATCGCCCAAACTTAAGTCAGCAAACTCAAACTTTTTAGGCTTTGGCGCTTCGACAGGAGCTGAAACTTTGCTTGCAGTCGCAACCTGTTCTGTTGGGTAAAGCGTCGAGCCAATGGTCGAAAGCACAATTGCTCCGCCGAGATAAATAAGACTAGATTTCTTTCGGTTCGGCATTTTTACCAGCGAGGGTTTAATCAGACCGGTAATGAAGGCCAGAAACAGCACCAGAGAAAGTATTGCAATTAAGGTATCCATTACATTCCTTTTTTAGTAATTCCCATAAAAAACAACCCCATGCTATCAAACATGAGGCTCGGTTTTTACATTTTTTTCAGAAACTAGCGCCAACTCTCATCTTCCCAAACTTCTTGCAGAATGCTGTCGAGCAACTCCCGATCAGAGTCTTTTTCAAAACCCATCAGCTCGACTCCTGTCGTGGCCCCTTTTTTTACGATGACGCGGCTGACAGGGAAGACGTTTTTCACTCTTCGAGTGAATTCATCCTGAAAGGCATCCACGACCTGCTGCGCGACCTGCTGACCTTTACCGGCATTAACGCTCTCAATCATGGTGCTCTTACGGGCTGGGGTCAGGCGTTCTGTTGAAACTGCGCCGCTTGCCAGTTCGCCGAGTTCACTCATGGCTCGCATGACGTAGGACTGCAATTTTTCTTTCGCCATTTCGTTAACCGGCACGCAAGGCAAACAATGGATCTGAGCCAGAAAACCATCGACGAGAGTCGAGTCTTCGGTCAGGTCAGTCAGTAGCCACAATTCAGGCGGTGTGAACTGGTGAGGTTGTTCAGGGTTGAGTTTGTTACGTAACGTTTGAACATTCATCCCCGCACGCTCTGACAGCTTCGCCATGTTGTGACGCTGTGCGAAAGCCCGGCACGCTTCGTCGTAGTGGGGATGTTTGGAAACCTGAAAATCAAACATGATTTGCCTTTGGCTAATCGATAGGATTCTTTACGCATTAAGCGAAATATCACATTCGCTTAATGCCTGAATGGTAAGCGCGGCCATGTTGATTTCAACCAACCCTTTCTTCTGCTTTCCTTTCGGTTTAATTGGCAACTTTCCTTATTTAATCAGGTTTCTAGCGGTTTCTTTGTTGGTGCCAGTACGGCGGTAATACTCATCTAATGGCAAGTATGGCTCTGGGATGATGATTGTAATGTTGGGGCGCATAGTGCAAACTCCGTCAGTTAACTTGTACGGCAATACAGGGTTATATAAGGCAACATTCAAACTACGGAGCCAGACCAATTCGAATTTCGAGAAGTGTCAATATTACATTCTCGATTTTGAAAGTATCGATTCTTTATGAGCAAATTCAAAATTGACCTTGATGTAGATAGCACTCCTATCCTGGATAGGGTGATTGAGGCTTACGGCTTTACGCAGAAGTTACAGCTCGCGGAACATCTGGACATGGCAGCAAGCTCTCTCTCCTCGCGCTATAAGCGTGGAATTTTTCCTGCTGCTATCGTCGTGAGATGTGCTGCTGAAACAGGTGCAAATTTAGAGTGGCTTGCGACTGGTCGAGGCCCTAAGTTTGACGACGATGAATTAGATATCCTCAAGGTTCCACGCCGAAAGATCGTTGATGGTCAACTCTATGAAGCTGGCTTGCTAATGCTGGACAAAGTGGCATTCTTACCGGGTAAGCCACTGCCACAGAAACCAATGTGCATCATTGATGGTTTCATGCAGTACATCGTTGACCAGTCTTTCTCCGAAGTTTATGACGATGACTGGTTGGTCGAAGTGGAAGGAAAAACGAGTATTCGCACCCTCACCCGCATCCCAGTTGGTAAGGTACGTATTAGCGGTGTAGGTATGGCATTTGATTGCGCCATCGATGACATCAAGATTATAGGCAGGGTTGTGCTAACTGTAAAATAAGATAGGGACTTCATAATGATTGACTATAAAACAGCATCAAAAGATCAGCTAAAACAAGAGTTCATACGACTTGCAAAAGTAGTGTCTGATTCCGCATTTGGCACAAAGAAAGAGTTCTTCCATTTACCCAATATCCTCAATTCAGGTGAGCAACCGCTGGCAGTTGCAAGCGGGGCGATGGACGGAAATACCTGGCTAATAACTCTCACAAACCAACGAGTCATCTTCCTGGATAAGGGCATGGTTTTTGGTGTAAAACAGGTCGACGTTAACCTTAAAAACATTGTAAGTGTTGGTGGGAAAACTGGGCTGATTCTTGGTGAGATTATGATCTCCACAAGCGGTCAGACATACACCATCAAAAATGTCATGAAGGCATCGGTTATTCCTTTCACAAACCTTATCAATTCTACCCGCAACGCTCAAAACGGCGCACCGCAACAGGTTGAGCAAGCTAAACCACAGGCAGATGATTTTATCTCTCAAATGGAGCGCTTAGCCGCACTCAAAGAAAAGGGAATTCTGAGTGATGAAGAATTCCAACAGCAAAAACAACGAATTCTAAACGGTTAAGTTATGCCTGTAAGAAAACTAGCTGATGGCCAATGGATTGCTGATTTTTATACTGTAGACCGCGCCAATGGCAAAGATGGCAAGCGCATCCGCAAGAAGTTCTCCACCAAAGGGGAAGCGCTTGCTTTCGAAAATTATACACTACAAAAGATTGAAGATTCCCCTTGGCTTGGGGAAGGTAAAGACTCTCGTCGCTTGTCTGATTTAGTTCATCTTTGGTTTGAGCGTCACGGGATAACTTTGCGCGACGGTGAAAAACGCAAAGGCGCCATGCTTTGGGCCGATGAATGCATGGGTTCGCCTCTGGCCACAGAGTTTTCTTTACCTCCTATCGAGCCAAAAGGCTGGATGGTCATTTTGCACGAACAAAACGTGTTACTCAGGTTTCACCCCGCACTATGAACCTGGAACACGCGTATTTCCTGGCTGTTTTTAATGAATTAAAACGGCTTGGGGAATGGGAAGCACCTAATCCATTAGAAAATGTTCGACAGTTTCGGACAGAAGAAAGTGAGATGGCCTATCTTACTGGGGAGCAGATTGACAGGCTTTTAGAGGAGTGTCGGCACAGTTCCGCCAAGGATTTGGAGATGATAGTCAGGATTTGCTTGTCTACAGGGGCTCGCTGGGGAGAGGCTGAAAAATTAAGACACTCACAAGTAGCCGCGGGGAAAGTAACTTTCACAAAAACGAAAGGAAAACGTAACAGAACTATTCCCATCAGCAATGCTTTAATTACTGACTTGCCAAAAAAGACCGGGGCACTATTCACACCATGCTACTACGCCTTTAGAAATGCTCTTGAACGAGCAGAAATTGATTTACCTTCAGGGCAACTGACCCACGTTCTACGTCATACATTCGCTAGTCATTTTATGATGAACGGTGGCAACATATTAGTGTTGCAAAGAATTCTTGGTCATACAGATATAAAAATGACAATGCGTTATGCACATTTCGCTCCCAACCATTTGGAAGAAGCACTTTCACTCAACCCTTTGGCAAAAATAAATGAATATTGAACTAAAAATCACCTTATGGGCCTTGGCATTCACGTATGCGATAGTTAATTCGTTAATATATTCATGGATTTTTTGGTCCACGTTTGATATAAACATTTTACAATTCGTATCTTTCTCTGATGCAATCCCATCGATTTTATATACTGTATTCATTCCGTGTACGATAATGATTTTAGCCATTGTTATATTTAATCATTTAGACAATGCATCAACTTCCAAAAAAAATGAACACGATGAACACGATGAACACGATGAACACGATGAACACGATGAACACGATTCAACTATCAAGCAAAAACCTAAGAATCAAATATCATTATTTAACTATTTTAGCGTGGCAATTGCTATATTCTCTATAGTTTATCAGTCATTTGTTTTTTACCAGGCTTTAAAAGAAACCTTCTTAAACAACAAAGATACTTTCTGGCTAATTATAAAGTTATTAACAGGCCTAACAATTGCATATTGCACAATTAATTTCCTAAACTATAAAACAAATTTCCTTGTCAGTCTCAAGCGAAAAAGAAGAGCAGCCATAATAATAATTTGCTTAATCCCATTTATATGCGGATCATGGGCAACAAAAAACGCTTATAATATAATTCATGGCAACGACACATTGTTAATAGATGCTGACACTAAATGTAATTCAGCAATGGGCACTCAGTACAGATATATTTCATCCCTATCCGACAAAGCTTTTGCTTTATCTCTAAAGGATGGTTCGATTTGTGTTTTCAAATATAATTACCTAAAGCTAACTCCAGAAAATAAAACTTACAATCAGATTAGCAATTTTGAAATAAACAGGAAATGATATTGCTTTACATAATCACAGATATCAGGCGGCCTAAATGAATAAATCATACTACGCCGATCAACTTCAGCGGTGCCACAAAGTGTCGCAAAAGTGTCGCTGCAACTTAAGAATATAGATGTATATAAGACCATGTTAAGTTTTCATCCACATGATTTTAAAGAAAGTTATTGTTTTTA